GCTGGAAGGTGTTCTCACCAACGGCACGAACCATTTGGAGAGGAACATATGGGCAGTAGAAGAGACCAGCATCATATGGGCTGGAACCCTTGTATCCAACAACGTAGTACTGGTTAGCAGATACGTTTGCCGAATATGGATCGATATATACGCGGAACTTACCGAGAAGAACACCAGCGAAGGTGTTACCAGTGTCATCAACGTTGAGGTTTGCATTCAGAGCAGGGGTGTAATCGAGAACACCAGCCATGCTAAGAGCAGATGCAACGTCAGCAGAACACATGATAACATTACCCTTTCCTCTACGAGTTCTTTGTGCGATTGCGTTAGCATCACGCTCGATTTGGAAAAGAAGACCCTTGAACTTCTCAACGGACCAACGACCGTTTGAATCAACGTCAAGGTCAAATACACCAGCGGTAGCAGTATTTACAGCAGCACCTTGCTCAGCAACCTTGTAGATGGTTCTGATAACTTCTCTGTTGATTTCTGCGAGGATCTCAGTGGAGAGAATGTTAGCAAGTTCTGCTTCTGCGTTTAGACCGTGGATTGCCTTGAGGTCCTGAGCGAGTTCTAGTGAATACTCGGCTTTCAGTGCTCTTGACTTTGCTTCAACAAGAACTTTCTCGATTGAGAATGCCATCTCGTTGAACTGGTTACCATCGCCATTGCCGAGGTTCTCGGAATCGCCAGTAACCATACCCTGACCAACGTTATAACCAGCAGCACCAGTGGATGCACCAGTACCAACAGGGTTAAGAAGACCTGGGTTTGAACCATACTGGGTAGTAGTACCCATACCTGCAACTGCACTAGAAATACCAGCAGTTAGGTTAAGACCATCATCTTGACCTGAGAATGCGGTATCTGCTTCGTTGAACAGTGCTTCGGTTCCCGACTGATCGTTATAACGGGAACGCATTGCGAAGATAAGTCCAGTAGGACCACTCATTGGTTGAACACCTGCGAGGTCATAAGCGACCAGGTTAGGCATTGCACGTCTGATGAGTGAAATCAGAACTGGATCGAAACCTGCTACAGGACCACCTGCAGCAGCGGAACCTGAGAAACCACCTGAAGCGCCAGCAGCATTACCAGCGTTGGTTGGGGTCTCCATCAGGACACCACTTGAGAAAGCCTGTTGCTCTCTTAAGAATTTTTCTTGGTTTTCTAGCAGGACAGCGGTTACTGCTCTTCTGTGTGAATCTTTGATAGGATCAAGACCATCATAGTCGAGAAGTGGTGCCCACTTTTCCTGCAGATGCTCGGATTGGAACATTTGCGTTTACCTTTTACTAGTGTTTGTGTTTATTTGGATAATATTAAATTCACTTTTTAGCAACTGCTGAAAGAGTTCTCAGGTAAGCATTCATTGAATCTGAGTGATACTCAGTAGCAACGTCTACTCCTTCAGAAAGAGTTTCAGATTGTGCTTGAGGAGATACAGTTCTTGAAGGGAAATATGATTCCTTCAGGGTCTCCAGTTTCTCACGATATTCTGTGTCACTTTCAAACTCAACACTTTCGGCAAGTGAAGCGAGCTTATCTTTCTGAGTAGCAGCAAGGCCCTCAGAAATTTCATCAAAAATTCCTTGTGCAATCGACTCGGAGAGACGCTTGTTTAAAGAAACATTTTTCTCGATTTGCTCGTTGAGTTTTGTCTCCATCTCATCAAGTTTTTCTACCATACTCTCTAACACATCATATTTATCTTCAGGGATTGATACATAATGCTCTTCAAAAAGACCTCTCATTCCTGCGAGGAATGATTCAGTCATATCTGACTTAAGACCGTGCTCAATTGCGAGTTCGTTCTCAGTCATCCATTCTTCTGCAACATACTCTAGATATGAATCAACTCTCTCTTCTAGAGAGATTTTGATTTCTTCAACTTCTTCAATTAGTCTTTGCTCGTAAGCAACTTCATACTGTTTAGTTAACTCTTCTTTGATTTCAGACACTTTTGATCTTAGTGCTGATTCAAAGATAGTTCTTGCCTTTTCCTTAAACTCTTCGGAGAGTTCTTCTTCGTCACTTGAATTTAAAAGAGCATTTACATCTTCTTCGATGTCATACTCTTCCTTCTTCATTTTTTCATCTTCATCTTCTTCATCTTCTTCATCCTCATCTTCTTCATCCTCATCTTCTTCATCATCTTCTTTAGATGCTTCAGATACGATTTCTTCTTCAATTTCTACTTCTTCAGAATCAATCTCTTCTTCATCAATTTCTTCTTCAACAAGATCTTGATCTTCCAATTCTTCTTCTTCTTTAACTGCCTGGCTCTTATTCAGACCCTTCATAGGATCAGCAGATTTTGCACCCTTATTTACAACATTTTTTACTTGTTGTAGGGTTTTACCTGGTGTTTTTAGTTCTGCAGAACTATCGTCAGAGCGATAGTTTTCTGGAGTAGGACCACCAAGATCTTCCCAGCTACCAGTTTGACCAGCAACTGCTCCAGGTGCTAATTTTTGCATTGCATCTCCCGCCTTAGCGCCAGCGTTAACAGCGGTTCTGGATTGCTTAGTGCCTGCTTCCATTTCTTGTAATTGATTGCCACGAGACATTTGAACTCTCCGATTAACCTTAAGAATTTAATCTATATTTATTTATCAAATTAAAAATTTTTAAGTTTTTTCAATTAATATTCTTATATCACCATCTATGTGAGAATATGATTGATTATCACCATAACCAACTAAATTGTTGTATTCTAATATATTTTCGTATTGATTTATTTGATTAATTATTTTATTGACTATAGATCTAATATTTTTAATTTTTATTGAAAGATTATTATTGTAAAAATACTTAAAATATTCATTGCTAATATTTGATAATAAAACAAAACTGTTAAGTGCAATATATGCTCTTCCTCCAGGACTTACAATTTTTAAAAAATCGCAAATTCTTTGTTCTAAAGAAAAAAAGGAAATATCACGATGTAGACTGCAGATTGACATTACACATTCAAATTCATTCAAATGATTTCTTATAAAAGTCTCATTAAATTGAATTTTTTCATCTGCATCTTGAATTAAAGGATCAATTCCATAAATTATAGGATAAAATTTTTTAAATGTATTTGAACCACAACCAACATCTAATATTTTAGATGGATTTATTTCTAATAATTTTTCAATATAATAAAATGTACTACAGTGAAAATATCTATGAATGTAATGATCTCTAGGAACAATATTTTTAATAATATTTGGATCTATTATCAAAGTAGTATCATTTCCGTATAATTCTTTTATACGAATATCAATACCTTTATCTTCAATTAATTCTGCTATTTTTTGATGCAATTCATGTATTTTATTATTTTCATCAGAAGTAATTTCATACATTAAATAATTACAATGAATTTAAAAATTCATTGAATAACTCAATTTTATGTTCTTCCAATCTTCTCTGATTTACTAAAGTATTAATTCTTTTTTTAGTATTTTCAGCGAGTTTTTCGCGGAGAACACCTCCATCCCAAACCCACTCTTTTCCTTCCATAATTCCCTGAACAAACGCATCAGGAGCAGAAGGATCAGCGACGATATCGGCAGCAGTTGCCAACATGAAATCTTCACCAACTTCCTTATAACCTTTATTGTTTTCTCTTAGTGATCCAATACCACGAGACGAAACGCCGAGAGTTACACCATCTTTAAGGAGTGATTCTGCAATCTTTCCCATAGGAGTGGAAAGAATTTGTGCCTTACCTACAAAGTTATTACCACTTTGCTTGAGTTCGGTAATTTTGTGTGAAACTCTATCGAGATTTACGGTTGGACCATCTGGGTGACCTAACTCACCTAATGCTCTACCCTTCTTAACATAATTTTCATTATAACGACTAACTTCTCTTTCCATTATAGAAAATGGATAAAGTCTACCATTACGGTTTACAGTTTCACTTTGGAGAAAAACCCCCTGAATATACATATGCTTTTTACCACCAACACTTTCGGTGATAACTTTAACTTTTTCGATTTCTTCTCTGATAAGTTTCATTGGATTAGTTAGTAAGACCTACTTTTGATGCTTTGATTGCTACTGATGACCAAATAACATCGGTTGGAAGTTTCTCTAAAAATTCTACAGAATTTGCTGGCATCGAAAAATAATTAGTAGTTGCTGCACCGACAGATGTAGATACTCCTACAGTTACAATACCTGCTGTATTGTTATGAAGACGTACACATGTTGCATTAGTAATGCTTGATGCAGATCCAGCAACTGTTTCCGTAGAAATCTCAGTTTCAATTATTTTTGTTCTTTGCATTGGTATAATAAAGACTTTATTAGTTATTTATTAATTTATCTTTGTTCAATCCAGTTCAATACTGCAAGTGTTGATTTGTTTACGTTTGGAGATGCACAAGCAAGTGTATAGGTATCACTGATTGTTCCAATACCAGATCTTCCAAGTTGTAAATCTGCAAGTCTATCGACTTCGGTTAAATTTGCACCACCAGAAACTGTAAATCCAGAAAGAATATCTCTACCACCAGAAACAGCAGTAGCAGAAGTATCA